AATATGGGGGGAGTAAGACTAAAACTAAGTCGAGTAAATGATCAAGGAGCAAATACCGGCTATGCCAGTGGTGTGCGACAATGGTAGGAGCACTGTCAGACCGGCGAGGAAATCAAGGAGAGAGAATCAAGTGGCATTTGAGAACAAGGTAATTCTCCGGGTGACCGTCCGGCACGATGAGCACCGAGTTCGCGCGGTCTGCTCGTGCGGGGAGTTCATGTCACCGTGGGTAACCGCCGTAGTAAATCCGGATGACGACGGAGTGCCGCTCAGGGCGGGGTTCGAGCAGCGCGCGGTGCGGGCCGGCGAGTGGCACATCAGGACGGTGGCGGGTGGTCATAAGTGACCCCGTTCATCACGGCGGGGCCACCTCGATTCCTGCACCAGAAGCGCGGCCTACAGGCCCTCATCCGGACCCAGGGCGTCTGCGCGCTGCTGTTCGATCCGGGCCTGGGCAAGACGGCCACGGTGCTCGACTACGCAGCCCTGCTGGCGCTCAAGAGTCCAGCCCCTGAGGTCAGGGTGCTGGTCGTCTGCCCCCTGGTCGCGGTGGACACCTGGGTCCTGCAGGCCGAGATCTTCACCAGCCCGCAGGTCAACGTCTGGGCAGAGGCGCTGGGTGGTGGGCTGCTGCAACGGGCCGAGGCACTCGCGGCACGCGGCGGGAATCCGTACCCGCACCCGTTCGGCTGGCGGAAGGGCGACCCGCCGCCCAAGCGGAGGCTGGGCCACCCTCGTGCCTTGCACTTCGAGAAGAGCTGGGCGTTCTTCTCGCGGCGGGACGGCCAGGTCGGGGCGGTCACCTCGTCGGAGGGACCGGACGGGCTCGGGGTCAACAAGCCGCGGCTGGTCATCGAGGTGATCAACATCGACACCCTGGCCAGCCGCGCCACGGTGGGCGCCAAGACGATGGCCGACGTGATGGTGGACGCGATCCAGCGGTACGCGCCGGACCTGGTGGTGGTCGACGAGAGCCACAAGATCAAGGGCGCGCAGGCCAACGCCTCTCGATTGCTCGGTCGGGTGAGCAAGTACGTCCGCCGGCGGGTGATCCTGACCGGCACGGTGATGCCGCACTCACCGCTCGACGTGTTCGGCCAGTGGCGGTTCCTCCAGCCCTACGCCTTCGGTGAGCTGCAGCCGGACGGCTCGACCCGGCAGGCCACCATCACCGGGTTCCGCACGCGGTACGCGGAGCTGGGCGGCTGGATGGGCAAGGAGGTGGTCAGCTTCAAGCGGCTCGACGAGATGCAGATGATCATGGCCAAGAACGCGGTCGTGGCTCGCAAGGCGGAGGCCCTCGACCTGCCGCCGACCACCGACGTGACGATCCCGGTGACCCTCTCGGCCGCAGAGAAACGGGCATATTCGGACATGAAGGATCAGCTGGCCACCCAGCTCTCGTCGGGCGCGCTGGCCAGTGTGCCGAACCGGCTGGCCCAGTTGCTCCGCCTCCGGCAGATCACCGCAGGCCACCTGCCGGACGACAACGGCGTGATCAACGTGGTCGGCAACAGCAAGGTCAACACGATCCGGTCCCTCGTCCAGGACACCCTCGCGGGCGAGCACCGGATCGTGGTGTTCGCCTACTTCACCATCGAGATCGCCATGCTCAAGCAGGCTCTCAAGGCGGGGCCGGGCGACCAGCCGACCGAGGTGATGGTGATCGAGGGCGGCACCAGCAACGACGACCGGCAGCGGATGCGCCGCCGCTTCGGCTCGGACGACCCGGCGCGGATGGTGCTGATCGCGCAGATCAAGACGATGAGCCTGGCGGTCAACGAGCTGATCACCAGCAACCACGCGATCTTCGCGTCGATGTCGCAGCAGCGGGACGACTGGGTCCAGGCCCGCGACCGGCTCGACCGGATCGGCCAGACCCGGCCGGTGACCTACTGGTACGCGCTCGCGCCCGGCACCGTCGACGAGGTGATTTTGAAGAGCCATCGGGAGAGGACATCACTGGAGGACGCGATGCTCCGCCATATTCAGAACGATTGAGGAGAGAGCGATGAAGAACACCACGAACTACGAGCCCAGCGCGTGGATGCGGGAGACGGTGGCCGCGCGGCTGAACCAGATGCCGGCGATCAAGCGGGCCGCGGTGCACTACGAGATCGTCATGTTGATGCTGACCGAGCCACCCGAGGACGCCACTAAGGAAGAGCGCGACCGGTGGGAGACGCAGTGCGACCGCTGCGGCAAGCAGTGCGAGCCCGGCCAGGACTTCCACACCGGCAGCCTGACGCCGAACGAGTTCGGTGGCCGGATTGCCATCACCTTCGGCCTGTGCGATGCCTGCAAGGTGCTCGAGGTGGGTGCCGGTGAGTGAGCAGGTGTGGGCCAGCTACAGCCAGCTGACCAGCCACAGGACCTGTCCACAGAAGTGGATGTACGGCTACGAGCGGCGGCTGGAGAAGGTCGACCCGGAGGACATCGCGGTCGAGCGCGACTTCGGCTCGTGGTGGCAGCTGCTGCGGGCGGTCGACTCGATCGAGCGCGGCCGGAAGCTGGACAGCCTCAAGTGGCTGCCGACCGAACTGACCGCGACGGACGGCGTGTCGATGATCGCGCACACGGCCAGGTGCGACGAGGTGTTCGCGATGGCCAACGACTGGTGGCGACAGCAGACACCGCACACCTGGGAGACCTGGGCCGAGCGGCTGGGCGAGGCGATGCCCGACCGGCTGGCCGCCCTCGATCAGCGGTGGCGGGACCAGTGGGCCACCGAGATCGAGACCGAGCGCCCGCTGGCCGTCGAGCTGGGCTGGGGCCGGAACCTGCCGACCATGCCCGGCCCCGACAACACGTCGGTCGATCCCAACTGCCGGCTGGTGGGCTACGTCGACGAGGTGTACGAGGACACGAAGCGGCACCTCGTGGTGGTCCGGGACAACAAGACCAGCAAGGGCCTGGGCACCCAGTCGGTGGCCGACGACATGATGGACAGCCAGCTCCAGTTCTATGCCTGGGGCGCGAGCCCGACGGTCACCTCGTGGGGCGTGGGACCGATCCGGGCCACCGCCTACGACCGGATCAAGACGACTAAGCCCAAGACCCCGGTGGTCACGCAGGCCGGCTCCCTCGGCAAGTCCGTCACCGACTTCGACCTGGCCACCTACGTCGAGTGGTCGCGCGGCACGGACGGCAACGGCGTCTCGTATCCGGGCCGGTTCAAGGACGGCTCGGGTGCCGGGCGGTACGTGGCCGAGCCCGCGGTGATCGAGCGGCTCAGCTCACCCTCGTCTGTGTCGGCCTGGTACCAGCGCACCCTCACCCCGCTGAACAACAACCTGATCAAGGTTCATCTGCGGGCCGCGGTCGACTCGGCCGTCGACCTGCGCCAGTCACGCGCGAGAGTCGCCTTCGCCAACGAGGCGGCGCGGAACCTGACCTCCGGCTGCCGCTGGTGCGACTTTGCCGGGCTGTGCCGGGCTGAGATGGTGGGTGGCCCTGACGGCGAGTACGAGCTGAGCGACTACCGCCTTCGAGTGCGTCCAGCCCGCCAGTAATTTCAAGTCCGACTTGATATTTCGAGCGGGCAGGGCGGGGTTGTGGTACGCTGGTATGAGTCGTGGTCGGACGGACTCACCGTCCCCGCGACCGGAGAGAAGGGGAGCAATGACCGAACGAGAACTGCCCGATGTGGTGGTGTTCGACAACATGTCCAGGCCGGTCCGGGTGTTGATCGCACACTCGCCCATCGCGGACAAGGTCAAGCTGTTCGACCGGGGCTCGATGATCGGCGCGGCCGGCATGGTGACCGAGGTGCAGCCACAGCTGTTGCCGCTGCACATGTGGTCGACCGGCGAGCAGGTGTTCTGGCAGTACCTCGCCAGCCTGGCCGGACAGGGCCAGGTCAATCTGTACGAACTGGCCAACTACTTCAGAGGATCCGGACAGATCGTGGCGATCCGCGATGCCTTTGAGTCCACCTGCGGATTGGTGGACGCAGGGTGAGCATCCCGATGATGGCCGGGCCGGACCTGGCGTTCGACGAGATGGGCGACGTGCCGGAGGACTGGGGCCGGTGGATGATCCACGGCCCGCAAGGCTCGGGCAAGACGACACTGGCCAGCACAATCGCTGAGCTGGGGATGACGCTGTTCATCGACCTGACCGGCGAGAAGGGCATCCGCAGTTTCAGGGGCGCGCCGTTCGCCAAGAACATCAGGATCAGCCGACCGCAGTCGATCACCGCGCTCGACGACGTGTTCTGGTGGCTGGCCGCCGGCAACCACCCGTTCGCGGCGGTGGTCGTGGACAGCCTGACGGCGGTCCAGAAGATGACCACCCGCTACCTGCTGGGCCACGACGAGACGGCGGTCCGGGAGATTCGGAAGGGCACCAGCCCGGCCGATGTGCGGACGTGGGGCCAGAGCCTGGACGTGATGGTCGATACCGCGACGTTCTGGTACGGCCTGGCGGACGGCAATCGGAAACGACCGATGCACGTCGTGATGACCGCCCAGACCAAGATCAGCGAGAACGAGGAGACGGGGAGCATCCAGCGCACACCGGATGTCCAGAAGGGAGCCCTATCAATCACTCTCGCCGCGCCGGACTACATCCTCTACACGGATGTGGAGGACAACCCGGACGCGGTGGCAGACGACACGCTGCCGCCGATGAATCACATCGTGCGGTTCGGCGCCAACCCCGGCTACCGGACGAAGGCCCGGCTGCCGTACCACCTGCGGGGCAAGATCCCGCCGGTCCTCGGCCGTCAGCGGCCGACCAGCCTCAAAGATCTCAGCAAGGCGCTGGGCATCGGGGGAGTGCCCAAAGAGGCACCTGCCCCAGCTATCGAGAGCAAGAAGGAGAGTGACGCCTGATGCCATCATCCGATGACGTCGACATCGACCTGACCGGATTCAAGGAGAGAGTGGGCGGCCGGGTCAATCCCGGGCGGTATCGCGTGATCGTCGACGACGCGGAGAACGACGTGTCCAAGCAGGGAAACAACATGGTCAACCTGTGGCTCCGGGTGCTGGAGGGCGAGTACAAGGACGCGGTGATCATCGACCGGCTGGTGATGAGCGAGAAGTCGCTGTTTCGGGTGGTCGGGTTTCTCCAGGCGCTCGGCATTCCGACGCCCAAGAAGAAGTTCCGGCTCAACCTGACGATGTTCAAGGGCCGGGTGCTCGACGTGGACCTGGACGACGGCGAGCCGTACCTCGGCACCGTCAAGAGCGAGGTCCGCGGCTACATCAGGGTCGATCGCAAGGGCGGCGCGAACGCCGCGGCCGACCTGCCGACCGACCTCTCGGGGCTGGACGAGTTCGCCAAGGCGGAGTCGTCGACGGGCAGTGATGTGCCGGATGACGTCGACCTAGAGAACCTCGACCTCGGATAGGAGGACGCAATGTCGTTGCGGGACAAGATGATCGGCCTGTCGGATGAGCTGTGGGAACAGGCGAAGGCTGCGGCCGAGCGGCACAGCAACGTCGAGGCGTCGGTGAAGCGGGCGGTCTCCAACGACATCCGCGTCGCCCTCGGAATGGACGCGCGGGAGAACGGGTAGATGGCGCCGACCACCGAGGCCGGGTTGGTCCAGGCGATCGCGAAGGCGATCCACACGGCCTACCCGGATAGCTGGGCGTTCAAGGTGGTCGGCAGCCCGTACCAGGTGGCAGGCATCCCGGACTGCTTGTTCTGCATCCGGGGCCTGCTCATCGGGCTGGAAGTGAAGCACCGCAAACCCGGGGAGAGCCGGGAGCACGCGCTGGCCAGGGCGACACCCCAACAGCTCGTACAGATCATGCGGATCAACCGCGCCGGCGGAGTGGCCGGCGTGGTGCTGTCCGTGCACGAGGCCCTCGAACTGATCGGGTCGGGGCTCACCGAGAGAGAGGAACGACAGCGGCATGGCACATGAGATCACTGAGACGGACGGGGTTTTCAGCGTCCGGCAGGAGATGTGGCACGGGCTGGGCCTGGTGCTGACCGACTATCCGACGCGCGAGGCGGCGCAACAGCTGGTGCACGGCTGGGAGCCGGTCGCGGAGCCGATCTACCGCAAGCGCTACCACGAGGTGCCATTCGGCCCGCCTCGGGTGGAGTACGAGGAGATCAAGGGCAGCTACCTCAACGTCCGGTCGGACGACGACGAGCCGCTCGGCGTGGTGCCCTCGACCTTCGTGACGGTCACCAACGGCGAGATGTGGGACATCGCGGAGATCATCGAGGGCCAGGACAAGGGCTCGGTGCAGTACGAGACCGGCGGCAGCCTCAAGGGCGGCCGGAAGGTGTGGCTACTGCTCCGGCTGAAGGAGCCGCTGGTGGTCGCCGGCGACCCGCGAGGCGCGACGATCCCCTATTACTCGCTCCAGAACGCACACGACGCGAGTGGTTCGTTCCGGGGCCAGGCGACGATGACCCGGATCGTCTGCGCGAACACCAGCCAGGCCGCGGACATCGAGTCGGAGGCCAGGGGAACGTCTTTCGAGTTCCATCACACCAAGAACATCGCGGTCCGGGTGCAGCAGGCCCGGGAGGCGCTGGCCGGCTGGCGCGTTGCCCTGCAAGCCTGGCAGGAGAAGAGCGAGGCGATGGCGCAGGAGTACGTCAGCCTCGATCAGCAGGCCCAGTTCATCCGCAAGTTCATCCCGATGCCGCCGCCGCACGCGACCAGCGACATCGTGGTGGCGAACGTCGAGACGGCCAGGCTCCAGCTCCGCTCGATCCTGGACGGCCCGACCTGCGAGGGGATCAACCACTCGACCTACGGCCTGGTCCAGGCGTCGGTGGAGTACCTCAACCACGTGCGCCGCGCGACCAGCAACGAGAGCCGGTTCAAGCGCGCCTACCTCGACAAGAACGAGATCACCCGCGACGCGGTGCGGATCGCGCGAGAGGTTGTGCACGCATGAGCGAAGCAGCGGCAGAGGATCTCTCGAAGTTCAAGATCGACTCGCTGTGGGCGCACCCGGACGGTAAGCGGATCACCGTGTTTGCCGACGACACCTACGTCTGCCTCGGGTCGAACGGCAAGCGGAAGACGACCAGCGCGACACCCGAAAAGCTGCGCGCCGGCTACGGCCGGTGGGTCCGGGTGAGCCAGTGATCGAGTTCAGTGACCTGGTCCTGGAGAAGGCCAAGCGACTGAGCGATGAGCGGGTCGTGCAGGACAAGGACTACCCGCTGATCTGGTGGGTCGAGGGAAACAGCGAGCACCCCTACCGGGTGCAGATCGGAGCGGACGCCAACGGGGAGATCTGGTTTGCGACATGCACATGCCCACATGGGCTGAACAAGGGCGCCGGAGAGACGACCTGCTATCACGTGGCGGCTGTACTGCTGCGACTCCAGGAGAGGGAGACAGACAATGACCGATGAGAAAGACAGCACCGCAACGACTTTCGACTACGCGGCGGTGAAGGACCTGACCGGAGGCGACCTGGCCGTGGTGGTCCTCGACCTGATCGAGGACAACCGCGACCGGTGGTATCAGGGCGCGTGGCGGCAGGACCGCGACCCGCTCGACGGCGACTACCTCCAGCCGTGCGACAAGGGCGCGTCCCCGACGGTCTACGAGATGTTCGCGGAGGACCCGCTGAATCCGGCCTGCACCACCTCGTTCTGCTTTGCCGGCTGGGTGGGCGCGGTCAAGCAGGTGAAGTGGGCGAAGGGTGACCAGGAGTCAATCGGTGACCCGGAGCGCTGCGACTGCAAGAGCCTGTGCTGCACCAACCATTACCACCAGATCAGCCTGCCGCACTACGCCCGGCAGCAGCTCGGGATCAGCGGTCACGAGGGCGATCTGCTGTTCAACGGCGACAACACGATCGACACCCTTCGGCAGCTCGTCGAGAGTCTTGACAGGTACGGCTCGATCGACGATGACGACAGCGAATACGACGGCGACGATGACGACGACGAGGAGTCGGCGTGAGCGACCTCGATCGGGCGGACATGCAGCAGGTGCTCGACAAGGCGGTTGATGCGACCGAGGTCGCGCGCCGGTTCCTGATTCCGCAGATGCCCGCCGAGCTGGCGGACCGGATCGCGCGGGGTGAGCCGGTCTGGAACACCGAGCAGATGCAGGAACAGTTCCAGGTGATCGGCTTCGAGGCACCCTTCGTGGTCGTCCAGCGCCGGTCGGACGGCGTGAAGGGCTCGCTGCTGTTCACCCACAACCCTCGCTACTACTTCGGCTGGGAGGCCGCTGAATGACCGCGACGATCTACCGGTGCCCGCGCTGCAACACGGCCAACGACGACCAGGACAACGACGCCGGCGAGTACACCATGTGCTTCAACTGCGGGCTGATGCTCAAGTTCACCGAGGACAGCCTGATCGAAGCGCCCGAGGAGGAGCTGGTCGAGCTGCGCAAGGACCGCCGCTTCCGGCGGGCCGAGATGCTCGGCAACCTGCTCACGCAGGTGATCAAGCTGCGCGAAGAGCCGGAGCCAGACGATGAGCCGGTCGGCCACGCCGGTCTCGACGAGACACCGGAGGACGGCTGGACGATCGTCGACCACGGCGATCACCAGCACCGGGTGCCGACCAACCTCGGCGGGATCGCGCTGGAGATCCACGACGGCGAGGTGAGCCTGGTCGGCAAGGATGTCGAGCTGCCGCCCGAGCTGCAACAGATGATCAAGGACGGCATCGAGAAGCTACGGATGGACGAGCAGGCGCGGGACGTGAAGCGCTACGTCACCGCTGAGGTGGCGAACCACGTCCTCTCGGCCTACGGGGACGAACGGGCGTCGATGCCCAGCCTCTCGATCAGTGCGCTGATCACCCTGATCCGGACCTGCGCGATCAGCGACGAGGGCCTGCTCGAAGAGCTGAACCAGTCGAGCTGGCAGATCCACGGCTACGTAGTGGCGATCATGCTGCTGGCCGAGCCCTCGGTAGAGAAGGGCTTGGACGGTGGGATGGGCGTTCTTCGCCGGATAGCCGGCATCGACCCTCCGCTCGAAGGCGAGGCCGGTGAGCACGATGTCTGACCACACCCACGATGCGGCCCTACAGAGGGCGATCGACACGATGGCCGCGGTCGTGCACAACGCCATCGTGGAGACCGCGATCCAGGACGGCGACCTCTGGGCCACCTGGCCGGAGATCGGGGAGCACGACTGGAACTGGATCTCGACGGCGGTGGGTGAGTACGCCAGTCGTCCTCCGCAGGACGAGATCGACCGGGCCACAGAGTTTCTCGCGGCTCGAGCCAAGGTGCACAAGGAGGACGGCCGGTGATAGTCGCGTTGCTCTGGCTGTTCTGCGTGAAGGTGGCTGCGCCGCTTGACCTCTCGGCTTGGGTGCACGTCTGCGGGGTGGTCATGTGAACCACCTCGATGTACAGCTGATCGGTGTCTTCGACTGCGTGCCGCCGCAGGAGAACTTCACCTACACAGTGGACCTGCCCGCTCCGTGGAACCTGTGGGTGGAGGCGCTCTGCACGGACGGAACCCGGATGCACCCGCTGTTCATGGGGTTCCTGCTCAACGCACTGATCGCGGAGGACAAGTGGAACGAGGGCGACTGGGTGGACATCGTGGACCAGGACGACGCCACGCTTCGGTGCACGGTCGGGGACCTGATGCCGAAGCGGTCGGTCGAGGCGTACGCCGCCAAGACCGACTGCGTCCGGGTGGTCATGGTGGGGCCCGATGAGTGACACGGGCGTGTGGGTGGTGGCCGCCGTCGGCTTCGTGCTCGGGCTGGCGGTGAGCGCACTGCTGGGCCGGCGGCCGCGTTTCCGCAAGGTCGAGACACCGGACGACCTGCTGCCGCACTACCGCGGCATGTACCGGGAGGGGAGATGGGAGTGATCTACCAGGCCGACCAGCAGGGCGACGTGCTGATCGAGAACGTGCGCTGGCTGCTCGAACAGGGCCAGCACCGCGACCGGATCGTCGTGCAGACCGGGCGGCCCTCCCTCGAAGCTCTCTGCCGCGCGCTCGAACGGCTGGACGCGCACGAGCTGGCCAGGCGGCTGCGCGCCGACCCCAGCCCGGAGGGCGTCAATCACCGGGCGTGGGTGGCCGCGCCGCTCACCCAACACGAGGTCAGACACGGACAGGAGAACCGATGACCACTCACTACACCCGTGGTCAGGAGCAGGACGTGCGGATGGCCCTGAAATTGTTGGAGGAGCTGGTCGGGCACGCCGACCGGATCGCCACGGCACTGGAGGCCCTGGCCGAGGCGGGTTTCATCGGCTACGACCCGGACGAAACCGAATACCGCCCGCCGCGCCCGGAGGTGGACGTGGAGCTGCCCAACGACGACTGGGTGCTCTGCGAGCGCTGCCACACCGCCCGGCCGGTCGATCCGCTCCATCCGGGCCAGCCGGTCGTGCACGAGTGCATCGCGGACTGGGAGCGGCCGGACCAGCGGAAGGTCGTGGTGGACGACCCGCGCGTACCGCAGCGCGACCTCGGGGCCGTGAACCCCGATGTCTGAGCCGCAGCTGGCCTGGGAGCAGGGCTGGAAGGCGGGCGTGGCCGACGCCCATGCCAGCATCGCGGCCAAGCTGCTCAAGCGCCCCGACCCCAGCCCGACCCGCAATCCCTACCGCCCCGGCCCGGGCATCCACCGCGATCCGGGCCTGTGCCGGGTGCACACCGAGCTGGAGAACTGCTGGCTGAAGACCGGCCACGCGGGGCTGCACTCGTGGCAGCGGGAGCAGGGCGACCGCACCGTGAGCCTGAAGATCCAGGCGAGCGGGCACGTCGAGGCACCAGGCGCGGAGTAGATCGAGGCAGACCGGGCCGTCCTCCACCAGCGAGGGCGGCCCGTTCTGCTGGTCACCGTCCGTTGGCCGTATTACGGTGCACCCTGTGTCACCACCTCTCCGCTGCCCCGAGTGCCTGGCCTACGGCCTCGGCGGTCGTGGAGGGGCCGTGCTGATGGGTGCCCGCCCCTCCCGGTGCTGGCTGTGCAACCGGTGGCGCGTGCGGGTGGCTGCCAAGGTGGGCCAGGCTCTCCGGGCGGAGTACCCGGATGAGGCCGCTGAGCTGCGGAAACAGATCGGCCAGACGGTCTACGACGAGCTGATGGAGATCTGGCGCGAGGAGCAGGCAGCGATGAGCGCATGAGGTGGGTGCTGGGTAACCGCGTCCCGCGTGACTTCTTCCTGACCCAGGGCCGGGGCGAGAGCGACATCACCGTCCACGCCGGTTCATTCCATCTGGCCTTGCGGGACGCGGGCATCGAGATGGCGAACATCATGACCTACTCGTCGATCCTGCCGGCCATCGCGCGGGAGGTCCCTCGACCGCCGATCCGGCACGGCGAGGTGATGGAGTCGATCATGGCCGAGGCGACCTGCGAGAAGGACGAGACGTGCACTGCCGGGCTGGCGTTCGGCTGGCTGCACGGCCGCGCCTCGGGCGACGTGTGGGGCGGGCTGGTGACCGAGTACACCGGCTCGATGAACGAGGGCCTGGCGAAGGAGCACATGCGCGACATGCTGACCGAGCTGCACGTCAACGGCTACGAGCACTTCACCCTGGAGGGGATCCGCTGTCTGACCCAGTCCGTCACTCCCTCGAAGCGGTACGGCACCGCCGTCGTCGGCCTGTGCTTCACGAGCTACGAGTACCCGGTGATCGGGGCATGAGGGCGGCCAGTCTGGCGCGTGACCAGACCGTCGTCGTGATGGTCACCGTGTCCGAGCGACTGCCGATGCTGAACGCCTTCCTCCGCTCCCTCTCCGCACATGAGCCCGACCGGCCGATCTTCGTGCACATGCAGGGCGATGACCTGCACCGCGAGATCGAGTGGCCCCGCGGCCTGGCCCACGAGTACATGCACACGCCCGTCCGGCTGGGCTGCCACGCGGCCAGGGTCCGGGCTCTCCGCCGGCTGGCCAGCACGCCGTTCACCAGCTTCATCAACGTGGACGACGACGTGCTGCTGCTCGACGAGACGAACTGGCAGCCTGCGATCGACCGCACGATGGAGGAGCCGGGCATCGGGTTCGTGCTGACCGGCTGGGTGAACCACCTCAACCGGGTGCCACACGCCCGCGAGATTATGGCCGACGAGTACATCCCGCAGGTGCTCGTCTACAACGGCGGCGGGATGGCGTACACCGAGCAGGTGGCCCGGCTCATCCGCGCCCTCGATCCCTGCCCTGCCCGCTTCGACGACATCTGGCCGATGACCGCCTACCTCGATGGGCGCCGCAGCTACCGCTACCGGGGCAGCTTGGCCGTGCACGCGATCATGCAGCGGGGCGGGATGAACGCCTACATGAAGCAGGAGCCGCGGCCGCTGCTGTGCCAGCAGTGGATCGACTACCGCCCGATCTTCAACGCCAAGGTGGGGCTGGACACCGCGATCCCGCAGGACAGCGACATCCGCCCCTCCGCCCGCGTGCTGCACCGACAGCGCCGCCTCGAGCAGGGCTGGCCCGTCACCGGCCAGCACCGCACCGCAGTGCAGGCCGCGAGCCGCAGGTGACCACCCGCCACCGCCTGCACGTGATCCATGTGCCGGGCGTGGACCCGATCAGGGACGCGGCTGTGGCCACCCTTCAGCAGGAGGCCGACGTCTGCCTGCACCCGGACACCGAGCGCCGCGGAGTGATGTGGAACTGGGTGACCGCGATGGACTGCATCGCCGGCCGAGTGGCCCGTCCCTCCCTCGATGCGGACTGGGCCGACTGGCACTTCGTGGTGCAGGACGACATGCGCCCGTATCCCCGCTGGGAGCAGGAGCTGAGCCGCGCCACGAAGTACAGCCCGGCCCTCGTGCTCGGCCTGTGCTGGATCGGTGAGCGGTGGAGCGAGGGCGTCGCCGCCAACCGGCCGTACATGACCGGGAAGTACATCCTCCGGGGCGGGGCGATCGCCTACCACCGGTCCGTCTTCCCCGCGCTCAGCCACTTCGCCCGGGGTATCAGCACCCTGACCACGTTCAAGCACGATGATGTGGCCGCCAGCCTGTGGTGCCAGCGGGTGGCCGGGTTCGACCCCGCGCTCACCTCCCGCTGCCTGTTCGAGAGCCTGATGACCCGCTCCCTCGTGAGCCACGGCCGTTACCCGACCGGTGTTCACTCGATCGAGAACACCCCCGGCCCGGACTGGGCGACCATGCCCCGCTCGATCGAGGTGAACATCGACCGCTACCGATCGGACACGAACGTGGTGCTGGCGGAGATGAAGAAGAAGGGCTGGCGACCGTGACCACGACACCCGTACCACGCAGCGACTCGCTGTTGGTCACCCGCGCGGACCTGGACTCGTGGCTGGCCACGGCCCCCGACCTGGACTGGACGTGGGCCAAGACCTACGCCGACACCGCACCGCACAGCTACGTCGTGCACCCGCACAAACAGCTGGACCGGGAGGACTTCCGCCGAGCATCCAGAGTGATCCGCGCCTTCGGTGAGCCGGGCCGGTTCTACACCAACACCAACATCTATCTGGCCGATCACCCGAGCGGCAAGAAGTGGTGGTCGATGGACCGCCACCCGGACGACGGCGACCTGATCAACCAGGCCGACCTCGCCCTCGTGTACGGCCCGCAGGACGCGCCCGCCACCGCCCTCCGCCCGCCCGTCACGGCCACCCCGCCACCGCCCTCGGCCGACCGGTTCACCGCGATCGCGCCCAACTACGACGCCACCCGCCCGTCCGCGGACACCTCTGCCGGACAGACCCTGCGGTCGATCGTGGTCCGGCACTTCGGGGCGTACGCGCCGACCACCCTCGACGTGGGCTGCGGGACCGGCCGGCTGCTGGACCTGGGGATCACCGCGCCGGGCGTCTACATCGGGGTCGACGCCAGCCAGGGGATGCTCAACGAGCTGGTGCTCAAGCACCCCCGGCTGACCGCCCCATCGGTCATCGCTGCCGATGCGAACGCCCTGCCGTGGCAGTACACGCCCCAGCCCGACCTGGTCGTCGCGCTGTTCGGCAGCGCGGACTACCTCGCCCCACAAACCATCCGCGAGCTGGCCAAGCACGCCCGCTCGATGGCGATCTTCATGCACGACGCCGACCACCGCCCCGTCGCCTCGACCACGGCCACCGCGCGCGGACTGCTCGCCCACCACCGCGGCTATCAGCTCAAGCTGGCGAACTACGAGACGGTGGTGATCGAGAAGTGATCATCCAGCCGCGCACCAAGCCTGCCTCGACCAGGTTGCTCCAGCACCGGCCGACCTTCGTGGGCCCGGCAAGGCCGCGGATCGTGACGAATCTGAGCGTCTACGACGCCGCCCTCGACCGGATCAGGTGGCTGTTCGACGAGTTCGACGACCACATCATGGTGTCCAACTCGGGCGGCAAGGACTCGACCGTGCTGCTCGAGCTGGCGGCCATCGTGAACAACGAGCGCGGCCGCAAGCGGGGCCCGCTCAAGGTGCACTGGCTGGACCAGGAGTGCGAGTTCCAGGCGACCGTGGACTACCAGCGCTACATCATGTACGAGCGCCCCGACATCGACTTCCGTTGGTACCAAATACCTTTCAAGCTGGAGAACTCCTCCAACATGGAGGACGAGTGGCTGTACGTCTGGGACCCGGAGCTTGAGCCCGACCCGACCGCCGACCCGCCGCGGCCGCACGGCTGGGTGCGGGACAAGGAGCCCAACAGCATCCACGTCAACGACACCGGGGAGTGGGAGTTCTACTCGATCCTCAAGACCCTCGGCACCCGCGAGTTCGAGGGCGCGATCCTCGACGGCATCCGGGCGGACGAGTCCCCGGCGCGGCGGCTGGCCAGCACGAGCAGTCCGATGTACAAGTGGACGACCTGGAGCGCAGAGGACGTGGTGCCCAGCACGGGCAAGCACCTGTTCCGCTTCCACCCGATCTACGACTGGCTCTACCACGATGTCTGGAAGGCGATCCAGGACCACGGCTGGCGGTACAACGAGCACTACGAACACCTGTTCCAGCACGGCATCTCGATCAGGAACATGCGGGTTAGCAACTACCACCACAAGTCGGCGCTGTCCTCCCTGACCTGGCTGCAGGAGGTCGAGCCCGACACCTGGGAGGCCGCGACCAAGCGCTTGAGTGGCATCAGCACCTGGGGCCACATCGGCAAGGACCAGATCCCCACCTCCCTGCCGTACATGTTCGCCAGCTGGGACGAGTACCTCGACCATCTGATCGAGAACCTGGTGACCCGCGAGGACCGGCGAGCCACCTACCGGCACCACTACGCGAAGCTGCTCAAGGCGTGCAGTCACCTGCCCAAGGAGGAGCTGGCCCAGGTGATGGTGACCGGCGTGCTGGGCAACGACTTCTACGGTGTGCACATCGGGAACTTCATGGTCAACCACCGGACCCGCAAGGACACGGAGTGGAGAGCCACATGACCAGCCCCGCCGGCAGAGCCGCGCACCCCAACGCAGGCCAGGTCCTGCACACGAACGGCGGCCCGCACTCTCGGACCAGCCCGCCCGACGCCACGGCCCGCTACCAGCCCGTCACGATCGCGGAGAAGGTGGACCACGCGAACCGGCTGGCCCGCGAGGCCGCGGCCCTGCTGCCGTGGAACGACCCGGTCGGCGTGGTCCAGTGGGTGCACATCAGCCGGATCCAGGCCAACGAATACAACCCGAACTCGGTGGCCAACCAGGAGATGAAGCTGCTGTACACGAGCATCGACGCTGACGGCTACACCCAGCCGGTGGTGGCGATCTGGGACCCGGACGCCGCCTCGGGAGACGGGCGCTACATCATCGTCGACGGCTTCCACCGCTGGACCGTGATGCGGAAGTACGCCGACATCCGCGCCGCCCGCTCCGGTTACCTGCCGGTCGTGGTGCTCGACAAGCCGCCCGCGGACCGAATGGCCTCGACCATCCGGCACAACCGGGCACGCGGGAAGCACTCGGTCACCGGCATGGGCGCGCTCATCTTCGGGATGCTGAACGAGGGCCAGACCGACGAGCAGATCTGCAACAAGCTGGGCATGGAGCCGGGCGAGCTCTCCCGGCTCAAGCACATCACCGGCTACAGCAAGCTGTATGCCAACGCCACCCACTCGATGGTCGCCCAGACCAAGACCCAGATCGAGGCCAAGGCGGCCTACAAACAGGACCACCCCGATGAGGAGATACCGCCGTGGTGAAAGCCCGCCCGCGCACGAACGCAACCGCCCCCTTATCGGCCGGCGAGCTGGTCACGGTGCCGATCGACTCGATCAAGCCGTACTGGCGGAACCCGCGGCGGGTGACCGAGGACGCCGTCAACCAGCTGGTCGAGAGCATCACCCGGTACGGCTACCAGCAGCCGATCGTCACCGACAAAGACAGGGTGATCATCGTCGGCCACACCCGCTACGCGGCCCTTCGGAGGATGAAGGTCACCGACGTGCCGATCAGGATCGACACCAGCCTGACCCAGGAGCAGGTGAAGCAGTACCGGCTGATCGACAACAAGGTCGGAGAGCTGACCTTCTGGGACTACGAGGCACTCGTCGAGGAGATCGCGGACCTCGACCAGTCCCTGATCCACTCGTTCTTCCCGGAGGTGGACACCAAGCGGCCGATCGTGGACGTCGACCTGGAGACGATGAACCGGGAGTGGGACAAGGTGGAGACGGGCGTGGGGTTCACCTGCCCGAAGTGCTACCACTCGTGGGAGGTGCAGGTCACCCGCGACGATCTGCAGGCGGGCCTGATCCCCGCGCCCACCCCGACCACCACACCCGCCACCGAGGACGCGACGGCATGAGCATCCAGATCGCACCGCCCGAGACCCGCACTCTCGCGCTCGCGGACATCAAACCCTACTTCCGCAACCCTCGGAAGATCCCGCAGAACGCCATCGACCAGGTCCGCTCCTCGATCGAACGCTATGGATACCAGCAGTCGATCGTGGTGGACCCCGACAACGTGGTGGTAGTCGGGCACACGAGACTCCTTGCGCTGCAACAACTTCCCGACCCGCCCCAACAGGTCGAGGTGTACGTCACGCACCTGCCGGCGGACAAGGTGCGGGAGTACCGGCTGGTCGACAACCGGACCAGCGAGCTGAGCCAGTGGGACCCCTCGGCCCTGGTGATGGAGCTGCGCGAGTTCGAGACCAGCCTGCTGGAGGAGTTCTTCCCCGAGGTCGACCTGGAGATATCGGCCATCAACGACGTGCTGGTCAACAGCAACGACGTGGACGCCGCGAACAAGAAGCTGCTGGACGTGAAGCTGGACAACCCGCTGCTGGTCACCCTCGTCGAGTGCCCGGCCTGCTTCGAGCGGTTCGAGGTCAGCACCGCCTCCCTGCCAGGACTCAGCCGCGCCGACCTCGCGACCCTGACGGCAGCCCAGCTCGAGCCGGCAGACGATGGCGAGACCGGGTAGCAAGCCGCCCGCCTCCGGGAAGCCCGCCCTCGTGGTGCATCGGAACATCAACGACGCACGGGTGAAGCGGGAGGAGTCGCGGCGCAGCGAAGCGCTCAGCCTGCGGATGGCCGGGCTGACCTACAGCCAGATAGCCGAGCGGCTGGAGATCAGCGAGACCGCCGCCAGCGAGCTGATCGGCCGCACCCTCGAACACGGCAACGCGCCCGAGGTGGATGAGCTGCGGGCACTGGAGAACGCGCGGCTGGACCGCAGCCAGGCCTCGATCTGGTCGAGAGTGCTGGAGGGCGACACCCAGGCGATCGACGCGTTTCTGCGGATCAGCCAGCGCCGGGCGCGGCTCAACGGGATGGACGCGCCGGTCCGGGTGGACCTCTCCGTGAGTGTCAGGCAGGAGATGGAGAGCGCGCTGACCGCCCTCGAAGCCGTTGTGCTGAACACCGCGACCACGGCGGCCGGCATTCGCCCGTACCAGGTGGTCGACAGCGACGACGATCCGAGCGACCGTGACTCAGACGACTGACCCGTCGGAGCTGATCGCCCAGCTGCGCGAGGCCGCCTCCCGCGCGCGGAACGACGACGAGGTGCGGCAGGTCACCAGCAAGATCGCGCAGCTCACCCGCGCCTACCGGATCGCGCACGGCATCGGGATACCCAGCAGCCCGGCGGACCAGGCCCGCGAGATCGACCCCGGCTACGTCGTGCGGCCGCACCTGCGCTACCTCTCGGACCGGCTCGCCCAGGCGGTCAAGGACGTGGAGCAGGGCCAGAACCGGATGCTCGCGGTGTCCATGCCGCCGCGGGCCGGCAAGAGCACCCTGCTCTCGATCTACAGCCCGCTGTGGCTGCTCCGGCGGCACCCGGAGTGGAAGATCGTGCTGGCCTCCCACGACGGCGGCCTGACGACCGTGTGGGCCCGCAGCATCCGCCGGATGATCGAGGACCGGCCGTCCCTCGGGATCGCGCTATCGAGAGACGGCGGAGCCGGTAGCCAGTGGGAGACCGTCGAGGGCGGCGGGATGTTCTCGACCTCGGTACGCGGCACGCTGACCGGCCGCGGTGCCCGCGTGCTGATCATCGACGACCCGGTCAAGGGCTTCGTCGAGGCGCACAGCCAGGCGACCAGGCAATCCCTCTGGGACTGGTGGCTCTCGGTCGCCCAGACCCGGCTCGAGCCGCCGTTCCTCTGCCTGGTGGTGATGACCCGCTGGCACGAGGACGACTTCGTGGGCCGGCTGTTCAGCCCGGACCACGAGGGCGATCCGCAACTGTGGGAGCGGATCAGTCTGCCCGCCATCGCGGACCGGCCGGACGATGTGCTGCACCGCACCGAAGGAATGCCGCTGCTGTCCCCGCTGGTGGCCGAGTCGACCGAGCAGGCCTCGATCAGGTGGGCCGAGGTGCGCCGCTCGGTCGGCACCTACACCTTCTCGGCCATGTACCAGCAGCGACCGGCGCCGGCGAAGGGCGCGATCTTCGACTCGGGCTGGTGGCGGTTCTGGACGATCGACCCGGAGAAGGCCACCCTCGACGGCCGGGTGCTGCACCTCGACCCCTCGTCCCTGATCAACGCGCGGTGGCTGGACAGCTGGGACTGCAACTTCGAGTCCTCCGACGACTCGGTCGGCGGCTGGGTGGTCGGCCAGCGGTGGGTGCGCTTCGGCGCGAACAGGTTCCTGATCGCGCAGCAGCGCAAGCGCTGGACGTTCACCCAGACCCTGGCCGCGATGGACAAGTGGGCGCAGACCGACAACCCCGTCGGGTCTCCGTGCGGGCACCTCGTGCACGAGCGGCTGATCGAGAAGAAGGCCAACGGCGCGGCCATCATCAACGTGCTGCAGGACCGGATATCGGGCCTGAAGCCGATCATCCCGACGGCCTCGAAGGAGTCGCGCGCCCGCGCTATCACGCCCGAGGTGGAGTCCGGCAACGTCTACCTGCCGCACCCCTCGGACCCGGGCAACGAGTGGGTCCAGGACCTCCTCTCGGAATTGCGCAACTTCCCGCACGACGCCTTCGACGACCAGGTGGACAGCCTGACCCAGGCCCTCTCGAATCTGCGCGACACCGGCCGCGGAATGGTGACCGTGCCCGGCCACAGCAATGGCACGCCGGGCCGGCAGATACCGCAGTCCAGGACAGCCGCGGCATTCACGGATATGAACAGGCATCGCGGGTTCGGCCGCAACTGATTAGTTCTCTGGCCTAACTAACCCAATCTAACTAGCGCACAGCAGTCCATCTGTCCAGACCAGTGTGACGAAGGTCACACCGGAACTTGGCTGCTAGAACGGGCTAGGCCCACCCCTGGTGCTACAATGGAGGTACGGCGGTAGGACAGCCGGGAACGGAGTTAGGCAATGCAGAACATTACAACTGAACAGAGCACATGGGATGCCGTGTTGATCGAAATCGCCGGCAACGGCGATACGCACAGAGAATGCCCGCTCGTGCGCTGATGAGATCAGGGCAAGTAGAGAGAAGGTCAGTCATGACCGAAGGCAACACGGCAAGCGCTTCAGTGGTGGAGAGCTTCTGGAAGCAGAAGCTGGCCGACTACGTCATCCGCCAGGAGGCGGACGGCGCGGTCGGATTCCAGAAGCCGAAGGACATGTGGCACCGGGTCGGGAGCAAGTGCTTCCCGGCCGCCTGGGGCCCCATGCGGAGCCTGCAGATCCCGCAGAGCCAGATCGTCTCGTGGTTCGAGGCGGACAAGCTCGCGGTGCAGACCGGGGGAGCGGCCGAGCACGGGTACTGCACCCGCTGCCTGATCGTCTCCACCGTCAAGCAGGAACGTCCGGCCGCAGCCGCCAAGGCAGCCGCGCCCGCCGCAGCTACGTCGACGCAGGTCGACAGCGAGGGCAAGGCACTATGCCCGCGGTGCTTCGTCGAACTCAACGCAGAGGGATTCTGCGAGGAGCACGGCGACGCGGTCGAGGTCCGGGCCGAGATGGACGCCGAGGACAAGGCGGCCATCACCGAGGCGGTCGCGGCCGAGGTCGCGCCGGTCGTCGAGGCGATCGTCGAGATGCTCGACAACCCGCCGACCGTGGCGGACATGATCGCCGCGGATCGCGCCGATGCGGAGGTCGAGGTGGACCTCAGCCAGGCGGAGGTGGAGGCGGACGATCCGATCGTGATCGAGGCCGACACCCCGGACGAGCGCAGCGCGGAGATGGAGGCGGAGCTG